CAAGCGCCGCAACCTCTGCGATTTCGTCGTCCTTCCAGATTCGCACGCCGTCTTGGTCGCACAGCGTTCGCACCAAGTAGAAGGCCCGGAAGTTTTGGAACTTGCCGACAGCCTTTTGCCGTATATCTACCCAAGCAAGCTCCCAATCGTCTCGTTCGCCAACGGTCAGCACTCGCACGTACACGTCGAGACTCCACTCCTTGACGTGAACCTTGAGAGGCTTGCGAACACTTGCGGCCTTGATCTGTTCCTTGAGTCCCATGTCAGTCGTCCAATAGCTTGAGGGTGACGGTGTAGCGAGTGACGCCGTTGAGCTCGGAGTCAACGGCTAACGACTCCCATACTGCCGGGGTTGTCAATGTTTGGCCGCCGCCGGAAATCGACAGAGTGGCACGAGTGCCGTAGTTCGACGTGCCCGTGTTCGCTGAGCCAAGGCACGTCACGGTGCATGAGCCAGCGTCGTCCGTCCACGGAACTGTTCGGCCTTTGCTCGGGCCGCCGCCGTACGTCCACGAAAGCCCAGTCACTTCAGCGAACGTAATGGCGTTCCAGGTGACTGTGATGCCGTTTGAGTAGGTCGCCACGGAAAGTCTCCCGTGCGACTACGGCACCTGGAAAGACGCTGACCCACGGGCCGCATCGTTCACGGTCAGCGTGATGCTGGACGACTTACAAGTTGCATTCACGGACAGAGAAATGCCGCCCGTGATCGCAAGGGTTCCCGTTTGCCCCTGTGCGATCGGAGTGCCGCTAGAGGCCAGGTACTCCATCGTGACTTCCTTGCCCGTGTCGCCAGCCGACCCCTTCAGCGGGCGGGCCAGCGTCAGGACCGTCGCTCCAGTGGTCTGGGCAAGGTGCGAAACGTCGATCTGGTCAGTGGCCGCATTGTCGGTGATGGAATACGTGATGCTGGTGACGGTGTACGTCGCACCGGCAAAGACAAAGTTGGTTCCGGTCGAGTCGTGCGGCGTATATGGCATCTTATTCCTCGCTCCACCAGCAGTCGTATCGCTGCGTGATTTGGTACACCGGCGGCAGGTCCGATCCGGTTAACGTCACAAAATCGTCGGATTCGTCCTCGAGCGACGTTTGCCTTACATCTGTATTGTTCGCCGAACCGCCGTACCCATCCAGAACAGACCGCACGGCGTCAGCCGCCAGCCGGGCTTCCTCGTACGTGGTCCCGTAGATCGAAAACTCAATCGTGACCCGTGGCATTCCCGCTGGGCTGGCTAACGTCTGCTCCCGTTGCACGCCGGCTCGCCGCCAAGTGACGAGCGGCAGCGTGGCCGAAGACGGGGCCAGCACAGGGTAGACCCGCTGGCCGATCAGGATGGCGGTTTGCGGGCTTCTCACCAGAGCCGACGACAGAACGTATTCGGGTGATCGGAAAATCATTGGCGTGCTCGGATAGGCGGAAAGTCCTTTGCCAAGTCCTTCTGCGCGTTGATGAGCGACTTGGTCATTTCAATCGCCAAGAGCGACCGCATTGCAGGCAGCGAAGTCTTGTAAGCGGTTTTGACGGGCGGCTGGCCCTTGCTTCCACCAACAGGCATCTCCCTGACGCTCAACACCTCGCCTTTAGGGGCCTTTTTAAAGAACGCCTTCGGATACTTAGGCGACGTGTTAACTCGCACCACGCCTGCGTACTTGCCCCGCTTGGCTACACGGGCGACCTTAAACGGCCCCAGCGTCTTGAAACTCGACGCTATTGATGCACCGCCTCGGCGAGAAGACGTGCGAATGATTCGTTCTTTGGTGCCGAACTCCAGAAACCCGGCGTGAAAAGCACGGTCTTTTCCTTTCTTTACCGAGCCGCCCCGCGCCGAAGCAGACTTTCCGCTTCCTGCGGCCACGAAGCCAACCAGGCCGACGGCATTCCCTCGGCGATACGTTTTGACCTTGCTAGCAATCGCTCGGGCAAGGTTCCCGGTCGGCCCTCGCTTTACGTTGCCCCGCAGAGCACTCAGCCCAGGAGCAAGCGACCTACGGATGGCCGCTCCCATGTGCTTTCTTGCCAAGCTAGGGGCGAACGATCGAAACGCTTGCTGTAGCTGGCGGAGCTCGGGAAACCCTACGCTCATTTCGATTCCGCTCACGATGTCACCTCTTCACAAATGGCGACATGCTCGGAACGGTTGGCGTACTCGAGCAGGCTGACGATCTGCAGCACACGACCACGCCACAGAAAACGCATGTTCTGCGTGAGCCCTGACAGGTACCGGATGCGGACACGGTGCGTGATCGTCACGTCCTGCTGACCAGCCGCCAATGCCTCGCGGGCCGAAACGCCTTCAACGCTGGCCCAGACAGTGGCAAACGTGGCCCATGACAGCACGGTTTCGCCGATGCCGTTGCGGCTCTCGGTTGCCTGCTGCACCGTCACACGCTCTCGGAGATTGCCGGCGTTGATCATCATGACGCAGACCACACCAACACGGTGTATTGCGTGGTGCCTGCAAGTCCAGCGACAGAGATAGATTCCTGTTCATCGAGGTTGCTTGTGCAGACGTGGCCTACAGAAACGAGATGCACGCTGCCATTGGCTTGAGCCAGCCTGCCACCGTTTCCACTTGCATGAAAAACGACGTGGCCGTCGCTCGGCTGCACTGTCACCAAGTTGCCGGCAGCGTTTCTGTATGTTGTCGGTGCGAATTGCAGCGTGACCGCCGTGCTGCCGCAAGTTCCGCTCCAATAGGCCACGATGCCAGACGCATAGGCGTCAGAGTCCTGTATTGAGAGCACCTTCAGCGACGTGGTGCCGTCGCTGTCGTGAAATAAAGCGTCAACATTGATCCTGCCTTCGATGCTCATCGGTATGATCCCCAGCGTTGCGAGTCGAGGAGCGACTTGACGCCGTATGGCACGTCTTGCGGCACAGCACCGCTAGAAACAGCCGCCTGCCTAGCGCCGTCGTACCAGTGAGCCACGAGCATCAGGATGGCGTGGCGGATGCCGGCTGGCACGCTCGTGCCGCTGGCCCCGTAGCCGGCCCACCATGTCACAGCCACGGCGTTGTAGTCGTCGAGGTTCGCCGGCCACGTCCCGGCACGCAGCTGCCGCACCACGCCAGGCGTCGAGTTGCGGTCCACCCGGTACGCCGTCGTGGACAGCGTGGCCGTGGAGTCGTCGCCCAGCGTGTAGGTAAGCGACACCGCCGTGGCTGTGCCGCTCGTGGCAATCGGCGGCCGGGGTAGCTCGATCTCGTAGGGGAACGAGTCCAGCCGCATCGTCCACTGCGTGTTGATCAGCGTGCGGTCAAGGTACTGCTCGCACCACTCACGGGCCGCCGTGATCAGCGTAGAGATGTAGGAATCGTCGTCGCTGATGTCTACACGCAGATGGGCCTTGGCCTCGGATACCGAGACGGGCTCAACCGCCGGCGGCGTCGCTCTGGTCAGGCTGCGGTACTGCACGGGGGCGTCCTCGTTTCCTGGGCGTGGCGTCGGCCGTCTCGGCCCGGTGCTCGATGGCCGCCGTCTCGATTGTCTGCTGCTTGTCCTCGACGGCGATGCCTCGGCTGATCCAATCGTTCGCCATGCCGTCGGGAACGTCCGGCAGCACCTGGCCACGCTTGTAGTGCCGGTAGCTCATCAGCATCCTTATCTTCATGATTCGCCCACCTTCCATGCAGTTTCGGGTCGCTTGCTCGTGCTGGTGAACTCGTTGGCCCACTGGAAAACCGGGCTCGTCAGGTTGCGGCCCGGCCACGTCACGACGTACTCGCCGTGCCCCAGCACGACACGGGGCGAGACGAACACCCGGTTGCCGCTCTCTCGCCAGTTCTTCCAGAACCAGATGTCGGGATCGAGCCGGCCTTCGCCCCACGAACCCTCGGGGTCTGGCTTGCTCCAGAACCACGGCTTCTTCGCTCGCTTGAGTGCGGCCGTGCTGATCACGGTGCAGCCGAAGTGTGCCGTGTCCACCTCTTGAATCGGCTCGGCAAACCACGACGGCGGCAGGCTTGTGTGCCCGGCCTCCGGCGGTGCCTCCAGCGTGCCCTTGAGCGTCAGCATGGGGCGGCCGTCTTCACGCTTGGTTTGCAGCCCAGTGATGGCGTCACACTGGAAAGTCATCGCCATCGCAAAGAGCGTCTCGATATCTTCCTTGACCATGAAGGTGTCGTAATCGAGCAGCAACAAATACTCGGCTTTGTCGATGAACTGTTCCATCACTCTGGTGTTCACCTGATCCCAAAAAACACCAGTGCCCAGCGTCGGCCGGATGCCCAGGGGCATCAGGGCCTGGGCCCAGGCAAAGAAGTTGCTTGTAAAGGCTAACCGAGGCATTGAGAGAAGTGCCTCGACTCGGATATCTACCTGCGTGTCACCGACACGGACGAGCATTGTGGCCCCTCAAATGGAAACGGCTGGCAGAGCGTAGAGCCCTGCCAGCCGTCCACTGTGCCGCATGTGTCAAGCGATCAGCCGCTGACGAGCGTGCCGACGTTCTTGGTGGCCGCCGAGAAAGGAGCCTCCTCGGCACGGCCCAGCCGGGCCACGCTGTTCACCGCCACGGTGTTGCCGGGCGAGGTGTACAGCGTCAGGAAGCGACGCTTGCCACGCATGTCCACGTTGAACCGAGCCACGTAGCCGACGTTCGCCCCGGTCGTGGTGCCAGCCGCCACGGTGAAGTCGGTGCCGCCCACGAAACCGCTGATGTTCGTCTGGCCGGTGCCGGTCACGTCGTGCTGCGTCAGCCGGAGCACCGGAGCCGCATTGCTGGTGGTCGCCGTGAACGGCGAGTACACCACGTCGATGGAAACGTACTCGAAGCCCAAGGTGTCGATCTCGTGGCTGTGGGTGGCCGAGGCCGCCACACTCGCCGCCGCCTTGGCGTCCGTCTTCGTTGCCGCAATCTGGATCATGGGAGCAGTTCTCCGTGGATGGAACTAGGTTCAGGACGCCGTCTTGAGAGCAACCACCGGGCCCGCCTCGGTCGTCGAGCCGAGCGAGTGGAACACCGCATTGGCACGCACGATGCCGGTGACGAGGGTCTGGTCGTACTCGACCAGCCGCTCCTGGCTGACACGCAGGGCGTAGCCCTGACGCAGGCCGAGGGCGCCAGCCATCGCCATGTCGCCGAACAGCACCTTGATCTTCGACGCATCCGCACCGAGCGTGCTGTTCATCACATGCACGAGCGTCACGGGGTAGCCGAGGAACGTCAGGCCGAAGCCCTGTGCCACGCTGGCGTTGCCACCCTGGCCGAGATCCAGCCGCTGCATCGCAGCGTGGTAGCCGGCCGGGCTGATGTACCACCGGGCACCGGGCAGGGCGTAGCGGGGGCACTTGGCGAGCACGGCAAGGAAGTCTTCCTTGTCGAGCGTCTCGAACGAGTTATTGCCGCTGGCCGCCGTCGCCACGCTGGCGGTGAACGGGGCGGTGTCAATCTTGACCGCCACGCCGTGGTGGCCGCCGAAGGCCGAGGTGCCCGTGCCCGTGAAGACCGCTTCGTCGAGGGCCTTGGCCACCGACAGCGAGTGCTCCGTGGCGATCAGGTCGGCGATGCCCACGCCGTCGGCCCACAGTTCGTTGCTGACCTTGGTGGCCACGCCGAACTTCTGGGCGACCAGCTGCACCTGCGTGCCGGTCATGTCGCTGTAGGTGAACTCGCTGCCTTCGCCGAGCCACGCACCCGTGACGCCGGTGAGCCGCTTCGGGATCATCAGCGTGTCGCTGGCCATCGAGAAGTTCTGTAGGGCCGTGGAGGCCACGCCGTACGTCTCGACGTTGCGGATGATCTCGTTCGACACCTCGTCAGGAACGGCGAAGCCGCCGGTGCTGTTGACGCCTTCGACCATGGTGCGGCTCTCGACGCCGTGGTCAGCACACCACCGCCGGGCGTTGTCGTCGCCGGCGAACTTGGCACGCAGCCACATCCCGAAACGGTACGCCGTCTCGTGCGAGCGGAACGCCTTGAGCTTGCGGCCGTCCCGCACCGGCTCGATGCGATTCTCAACCGCACGCACCTCGGGGGCCGGCGAGCAACGCTCGGCCACGCTGCGGAGATTCTTGGCCGACTCGACCACCTTGACCTCGAAGTCGATCGAGGCGGCGAGCTTCTGAGCCCGCTCGGTCAGGCCGGTGAGCTCCGCATCACGGGACTCGAGATCAGCCTGGTTGTCGGTCTGCAGGGCCGTGAGCGAGTCAATCCGCTCGGCAACGTCGGTGGCTTCGGCGCGAAGAGTCGAGAGGCGGTCCATGTGTGATCTCCAGCGGCGTGATTGCCGATGGAGTCCACTGTGCCGCTATGCACCCGGCCTCTTGCAGAACCTCATTTGAGAAACTGTTGTTTTCACAAACGCCACCGCACGAGCACCGCACCGCGGGCAACGGAGATACCGCTGCCGTTCATCGCCGCAGGCACGACTAGAGCGACACCGCAACTTCTCGCCGCAGGTGCAGCGGGCCTCAGACATTGCGGAGCCTCAGCATGGCGGCCCACGCCTGGGCGACGCCACGCATGGCCGAACGCACAGCAGGCGGGGCCGCTGGCTCGCCCTGTGACGCCAGCCACGCCTCGTAGGAACGCATGGCCACGCCAGCACTCGTCTGGGGGTACGCGGGAACCAGGACTGGACCCACGTCATAGAGTCCCGAAACCTCTCGAATCTGCCGCACGGCCTTGCCGTCCTCGCCGGTACGAAACGACTCGTGCTTCGGGTCCACGGTGAAGGCGAACGACGAGCCACGCACATCACGCCGCTGGATGAGCTCCAGCACGTCGGCCCGGCTCACGGGCGGCGTCACCACGTACCTCAAGCCCTTCTCGTCGCTGGACAACTCCAGCGTGCCAGACGACGTGCGGCCCAGCACGATGTTGCTGTCATGGTTGAACAATGCGACCACGTCGCCCTTGCCACGCTGGCGGCCGAGAATCTTGTCAAACGCACCAGGCAGGATCTCTTCCTTGAAGCCGCCCAGGTCAAGGCTCAGCCGGTTGTACACGGCGGCGTACCCCACGATGGCGGCCCGGCCGTCGGCACGACTCTCGACCACGAGCTCGTTGTCATCCTCAAAGGCGAAGTCCCGGCGCTCAATCTCCATCGGTCTGCTCCTCTGTTTCGGCGTCGTCCTCGAGCTCGTCGGCCGGGCTGTCCTCGGCTTCGACCACCGGCTGCTCGGCCACCGGCTCCGGTGCAGGCGGCTCCTCGCCGGCCTTGTCCAGCGTGGTCATGTTCAATTGAATGAAGTGCTTGTCACCCTCGACGCCGAGCGGGTTGAGGTTCTCCATCTCACGCACTTCGTTAATGCTCATCCAGCCGTTCTGGATCGCCGAGACGTAGTAGGCCGAGCGGCTCGCGTGGTCGCCACGCAGCAGGCCGTTGACGTTGTGCTCAGCGAAGTACTTTTCGTCGTCGTCAATCAGGTCACGGGCGATGGCCGCTTCCCACCGCTTCAGGTGACTGAGCAGACAGTGCTGCACGAACTCCGTGCCCTGCACTTCAATGTTGTTGTATGTACTGCGTTCCAGGCTCTGGATCATGTGTGGAGGCACACGGAACGCCCGGCAGATCTCAATGACTTGGTATTGGCGAGTCTCAAGGAACTGGGCCGCCTCGTTGCTCTGCGAGAGCTCATGGGCTTTAACGCCGTTGGGCAGGACGGCCGTTCTATGACTTCGGTCACTGCCCCTGTGCATCCGCTCCCACTGTTCACGCAGACGCTCGGCCGCTTCGACGGGAATCGGGTTGTCGCTCTCCAGCACGATGCCGGGCCGGGCACCGTTGCCGAAGTACGTGGCCCCGTGAGCCTCCAACGCTTGGGCCAGGCCGATGGCGTTCTGAAACAGCCGGTACGTCGGAATGGGGTGGATGCCGTCGCTCGTCGTGTACCGCAGGGCGAAGATCTGCTCTTGGCGGTACACCGTCTGCCGGCCATCCGGCTCACGGTACAGGTAGCGAATCTGGCCGTTCTCCAGCCGCTCCTCCTCCATGCGTGAACTGTGCAGCGGCCAGAGCTCGCCTACCGTGCCACGGGGCCCGGGCCGCTTCTCGGCGTACGACGCGCCGTAGTGCAGGTAGAGCCCGGTCATCCAATCACGGAACTCCTGAGCCGTCTGCCACGGATTCGGCTGCGTATGCAACAGACGGTACAGCGGGTGCTCGGGCACCTTACGCTTGCCGCCCGTGGCAACCCGCTCGTACAGATGCAGCGGCAGCGACGACACCGAATCCGAAATGACACGGATGCACGCCGTGTAGGCCGAGCAGGCCATCGAGGTGTCAGCGTTGACTCGGACGCCTGAAGACGTGCGGCCACCGCCCATCTCGCTCCAGTCGATGCCACGGAGTTCGTGCATCCGGTAGTCGTTGGTGGCCGTTTCGCTCATAGCGTGATGATGTCCCAGTTCTGTTCGGCGGCCTTTCGCACGCTGTTGGCCTCCCATCCGCCCAGGGCGAAGATGAGAGCCACGATGCCGTCAATGCGACAGGTGCTTTTCTTCTTGACGGGCCGTATGTCCTCGAACGCTCCTGTCTCAACCGTCACGCCTGCGGCCATCCAGCTCAGCACTGGGTTGCCTCGGTGGCGAATCTTCTGCTGAAGCACAAGGCTCTCCAGCAACTTGGTAGGGCTGCTCATCGAGCGGAAACCCTGACCAAATGATTCCACGGCCAGCCCCGCTCCTTGCAGTTCCACGCCCAACTGCACGGCCCCTGACATGTCCATCAGCACCCGCTCCACTTGGTGCTTCTTGGCGTACTCAAGCACGTACTCTCGGATGACGCCGTGGTCGATGACGTTGCCGCTGGTCGCCGTGATCCAGCCTTGATCGACCCAGTGCTGGAACGGCTGGCGGTCTGTCCGCTCACGCTCCATGATCAAATCCCGTGGGCTGAACAACATGCAGTCCACGTCGAAGGTGCCGTCCTCGTGCGGAAACAGGGCGGTGACGGCCGACAAGTCCGTGCTCTTCGACAAGTCCATGCCGAGGATGCAGGGGCGGCCAGACAGCGGCACAGGCGGAGGCAACGCACAGGCGGCCCACTTGTCTGGGTCTAGGAATCGGTTGCTTGTCTCTGTCCAGATTCCCAGCGAGTAACGCAGCCAGCCATTGAGTTTCGTGGCCTTGTTGCGGGCCTCCATGGCGTCGGCCGCAAAAGACTCCTCGGTCATGGTGACGCCCATGCCAGGGTTGCACCGCCGCCAGACCGCCGGCGAGAAGTAGTCGTCCACGTCCTTCTGAGCGGCCCAGATTCTGCCGTAGAAGCGTGGGTCGTACGCCGGATCCGCAATCACCTGCTCGGCGTACTCGTGCTGCTCCCAGCAAATCGACTGACGGTCGCTGCCGGCCGTCGTGATGGTGCAGATGAGCGGCTGCGGCCGTGATCGCCCCGAATACCGCAACGCCTCCCACAGCTTTCGGTCGGGCTGGGCGTGCAGCTCGTCAAAGAACACGAACGAATACGACGGCCCCTCGGCAGATCCTGCATCACGAGAGATGACACGCAGGCTGCTGTTGTTGCTGCGGTTCACAATCGTCTTGCGGCTGTCGATCACCTCGAGCAGGCCACGCAGTTCAGGCGACCCGAGAATCATCTTGGCCGTTTCGTCGTAGATGATTCCCGCCTGGTTGCGGTCCTTGGCCGCGATGCACCCCAGTTCGCCGACGCCTTCCATGACGAGATGCCAGATGGATAGGCACGAGAGCAGCGTGCTCTTGGCATTCTTCTTGGGAACCTCGAAGTAAGCCACCCGATACCTTCGGCGGCTGTCCTTGTCCTTCCACCCGTAGAGCGGCCGGATGACTTCGTCCTTGTGCCAGTCCAGCAGCTGGATTGGATCGCCAGCCTTGGCCGTCGCCCCGTCCTTCGTGTGGACGCAGACGCTCTGAAGGAAGTCGATGACGAGATCGGGATCCGTCGGGTCGTACGAGAAGCCCTCTACCCACTCACGCCTTCTGGCGGCGGGCAAGGAACTTGGACAGGACGCTTTCTTCCTTGGCATCCGGCTCAACCTTGAGGCTCGTTCTGGCCGCTGGCGACAGGCCAAAGTCGCTCTCTAACTGCCGAAGTTGGGCCGCTAACTTGTTGGCTATCGAGACTTCGGGACGCTGTGCGATGTACTTTACGTCGCCCTTGTCGTTGAGAATCGGGTACGTGTCGCCCTCTTTCTTGAGTTTGGCACGGGTGGCAAGCCACCACTCGTAGGTGTCGCAGTACCTAGCCAACGCTTCTACGTCGGCACGAGTCATCACCTTGACGGCCTCGAGCAGCGGCAGCAGCTCGGCCCACTTGCTGGAAGCAACTTCGCCGAGGTGCGTCGGCATCACGACGCCATCGGCGGGCGGCTGCGGCTCGGACTTGTTCAGACGCCGGCGGCCAGGATTGCCCCGAACGATCTTCAGCGGCGTTGGCTCTGGCTTGGGTCCGCGACGGCCCATGACCTACCCCCTAGCGGAAACTTGCGACTGCGCACATGGAACAGGCGACCGGGGTTTTTATCGTGGTAACTTGGGGTGATTTCACCCACCCTGCCTTCCGCCAGTTTGGCAGGCGACAGGAATCGTTTCTGTTTGCTTGGCCGTCGTGGCTGCGTGCTTACCTGACCACTCGCGCTGCTGCTCTTCTCTGGTCTTCCTGCCAT